GTCAGCTTCATCCACCAGTGCCCTGATCGGGGCGTCAGCTTCATCCACCAGTGCCCTGATCGGGGCGTCGGCTTCATCCGCCAGTGCCCTGAACGCGGCGTCGGCTTCATCCGCCAGTGCCCTGATCGCGGCGTCAGATTCATCCACCGGTGCATCAGGCTCTGCCGCAATACTTGAGCGGCTTGCAACCAGTCTTGTGTCAGTCAATGGTTGGATGGGCAACTTCCGCATGAACCTCTACGAGGTATCTCTGGCGGGCGGAGGCGCTGCGTCGGCGTTTGTGGATCTGTTCGGATCGCTTGAAAACTTCAACGCTGTGTCTCAGTCGTACTACGCCAATTTCTTCACCGACGCGGAACGTATCGCTCGGGCAACGGAATTGCTTTCCATTGAAATGCTGGCGCTTGGGATTGATACTTTGCCTGCGACACGGGCCGCGTTCCGGGCGCTGGTGGATGAGGCTGACGCGCTGGGCGATAGCGGGCTGGTGGCGTCATTGATGCAACTGTCGCCAGCCTTTGCAGAAATCAGCGCAGGTGCCGACGCGCTAGGGGACAGCCTCCGCGCGCTGGTTAACGAGGACCTGTTCGCAACTGGGCAGGATTACATGCGCGCGTTGTCGCGGTCATCGAACGGCCAATCTTTCACGCCGCGCGAGTCCGATGCAGAGTTGCGCGCAGAGTTGCGGGCGCTTAACATAAGTATGGAACGGCTTGTGTCCACGTCCGAAATCACGGCGGGCAACACCGGACGCGGGGCCGACGCGGCAGACGATTCGCTGGCCTTCCAATTGGAGCAGACACTATGAGCCTGCGGATCATTGAACCGTTCGCCATCACTCAGGGCAATATCGACAGCACAAACGTCACGCTGGAAACGGCTTGGACGGCGGGCACATATACGCTTGGCGACGTGCGACGGGTGGGTGAGCGGTTGTTCGAGGTGAGCGCCGCCAGCACCACGCAAGAGCCTGGGCTTGCCGCCAGCACAGAATGGTTTGACGCTGGACCGGCCAATCGTTACGCAGCGTTCGATCTGCAATTCGGCGCGGACCAATTTCGCGTGATCGACACCATAACGGAACGCGCGGACAGCATCACCTACACCCTGACCGGACTGCCACGGATATCGGCTATGGCGTTCTTTGGGCTGCGTGCCACTCAGATCACAATTGTTGGCACGCTGAACACGACCGGCGACGTGGCGGACGTGACTTATACTATTGCAGACGCGACGCAATACGACGGATCGTTCTGGCGCTGGTTTTTTGCGCCTCAGTCTTTGGAGCGTACATATGCCAATTTTGAGCTCAACATCCCAATCGGCGCAACCGTTGTGGTCACGATTACAAACACAGGATCGACGGCGGCGGTAGGCACGATTGCGATGGGCTTGGCTGACGCATACGGCGTTGTTGAGGCGGCATCTACGCGGGGCCTGCGCAGCCGGTCCGTAAAGAAAACCGAAGGCACGCTTACATCGCTGTTGCGCCGCACACCTGCATCGCGCGTTGGCTATCGCGTCCACATGAACGGCTATACCGCTGACCCGTTCTGGCGCAAGATTAACGACTTAGACGGGGTGGCGGCGGTATTCGCAGGACCTGATGACAACCCTGAGTTTTTGGCATATGGTTTCGTCAGTTCGTGCCAGACAGTCAGCGAAGTTCGGGGAATGACAAAAGTTCAACTTGAAGTGGAGACGCTCTAATGCCCGCACCAGTTATCAGACAATTCGTAGGAACCATCCCGGACAAGGGTCAGGCGCAAACGGCATTTGACACCAACGTCGACGCGTTTCTCGACTGGCAGGCGCTGCAATTTGCGCCGGACCTTGTGGCTTTCGGGACGTTTGCCAGCAGCACGGCGGCGGCACTGGTGGCCGCAAATCTGCCGTCACTGACCGGCAGATCATTGGACGCGGTGCGGGTAAACGCGGCTGCGAACGGCGTGGAGTTTGCAAACGTGACGTCGTTTGGATGGGCCTTGCTGGACGACACGAGTTTTTCAGGCATGCGAACGACGTTGGGACTAGGTACGGCAGCGACGCAGGCGGTTAACGCCGCTGGGACCCTTGCGGTTGCGGACCCTCAGCACCTCACACGGGCGGGGCAGGTTGTGACCTATGTTGCATCGGAAATTCCTGATAGGCTTAACGCCACTGGTTCAGCCCCGATGTATGCCTGCCGCGCGTGGGTAAATTTTAACGGCACTGGAGTGGTTGCAATTCGTGCCAGTGGTAATGTATCAAGCGTAACTGACAATGGGTTGGGTGACTATACGGTAAACTTTACGACAGCAATGCAGGACGCGAATTATTCGGCAACGGCGAATTGGAGCAACGGATCAACAAACCTTGTCGATCAAGATGGACCAGCAATACCGATGACTTACGGTGTAGGATCAGTGAGGATTTTGCTTACTAACGGCGGAGCTACTGCCAAAGAAGGCAGTAAGGTCAGCGTAGCAATCTTCCGATGAAAGGAAATCCCATGCAAAACAAACGCATTATCTACCAAAACGACACAGGCGGCGTGGCTGTCCTGATCCCTGCCGATTGCGGCCTGACGATTGAGCAGATCGCGGCCAAGGATGTGCCGACTGGCAAGGCATACAAGATCGTGGACGTGTCCGATGTGCCGACCGACCGCGAATGGCGCAACGAATGGACTGTTGACGAAGCCAATTTGACAGATGGAGTGGGCGCATGATTATCAAGATTAGACAGCCCGACCCCGCAACTGCACTGGCCCAAGCCCGCGCGTCCATGGTCATATCCCCATTGCAGGGCATCTTGACGCTTGGCGAAACCGAATGGGGCAAGGTGTTGGCATATCGTGAAACTGCGTCATGGCAAGAGCGCATTGTAATTGACAGCGCCCAAGATTGGCAGCGCACAAGCCAGAATATCGCGTTCTTTGGCTACCTGCTGGGCTACACAGATGCGCAGATGGATGCGATATTTATCGCGGCGGCACAGGTCACAGCATGAACCGCACCCGGCTATCCCGCCCGATATACATCCTTGCACGGTTTGCTGAGATGCTTATCGCAGCGGGGAGTCGGGTGCTTAACGCGGCAGTGTTTGGCGGATCGACCCACCAGACGACCAGTGCGCGGGCGTTCATTGACGGAATGAGCAGCCCTAAATGGGCCAAGCGGCAACGCGCAATTGATGCCGCATTTTGGTTTCAGCCCAATCATTGCAAAACCGCATGGCTGCAAGAGGTGGACGCGGCGACGAAAACACTGGAACGCGCTGGCGCGACACATAGCCAACCGGGGGCGACATGACTGACGTGATAAGAACATGGTGGCCAGTTGCCGTTACCGTCATTGCCGCGATTGCATGGCTTATCCGGCTTGAGGCGCGCGGCATATCAAACGGGGCCGAGATTAAGCGCCTGTGGTCTCAACGCAAAGAGGACATGGACGCCGCGAAAGACAGTCGAGACCGCATGGATCGCAGGCTCGACGAAATCGGGTCAGACATAAAGACGTTGTTGAGGGGAATGGGAAAATGAAAACGAGCATCAAGGGCCTAATTGAGATTGCACGCGAAGAGGGGCTTGTGCCTGCGCCATATCTGGACGCCGTGGGTGTCTGGACGTTTGGCATCGGACACGCCGCAACATCTGGCCTTGAGCCGGACCCAAGCAAAATGGCGCGCGGCATGCCTGCCGATCTGGACGCTGCCATTGCGCTGTCGTTCAAACTGTTCCGCGAGCATCTTGGCGTCTTTGAGCGTGGCGTTTTGAGCGCAATCGCCGTGCCGATGACGCAAGCGCAGTTTGATGCGTGTGTTTCGCTTTGCTTCAATATCGGCACCGGAGGCTTTGCCCGTTCGTCAGTGGCGCGGCACATGAATGAAGGCAACCCAAGCAAGGCTGCAAATTCATTCCTGCTCTGGAACAAGGGCCGCGTAAACGGCAAGATGGTGCGCATTGAAGGGCTGGCCAATCGCCGAGACCGCGAAAAGCTGATATTTGAAACCGGGCGCTACGCCGGCGGCACCATTCCTGTCATGGCGGTGTCTGCATCAAACATGCCTGTTTATAGCCGAGTCGTGCGCCAATTAACCGAGGCGCAGGTCACGGCATACCTACAGCCCTCGGTATCGCGCCCTGTGGCCCGTCCCGCGCCTGTCGCGGCACCTGACACCCCCGCGCCCGTCACAAGCCTGTGGGCGCTGATCCTGCGGCTTCTGGGGGTGCGCACATGAAGCTAGTTCCAAACGTGCGCAATGCATGGCGCTGGATTTCCATGCAGGCGATGGGGGTTGCCGTGGCATTGCAGGGCGCGTGGGTGTTTATCCCCGACGACCTCAAGGCGCGCGCTGGCGATGATCTGGCGAATTGGGTCACGGGCGCGCTGCTGGTGCTTGGCATGATCGGGCGATTGGTAAAGCAAGGGGATGACACATGATCGCCGCAATCCTTTCCAGCCGCCCCGTGCGGTGGATTCTAGGCGCAGGGGCGGCGGTCATTGCCTTTCTGGGCATCATCATGGCCGCGCGCAGAGACGCCGCCCGTGACGCCATAACACAATCCGAGAATGCAGAAGCCCGAAACTACATCGCTAAGCGCAAGGAGATTGACAATGCGGACATTGGTATTGGTGCCAGTGATGCTGGCAGGATTAAGCGGTTGCACGACATCGCAAACCGGGAGCGCGGCGGCGGTAATTGACGCCAGCGCTCCTTTTGTTGGACCGTGTGCCGGTGCATTGGCTGGCGATGATCTGCCTGCCGCCCGTGAGCGGTGCCTGCCGATATTGGTTATCTTGGATGGTGCGCTATGACTGACTCACTGCGCGTATCATGCCTACGTGACGCAGCAATCCTAACCGCAGGAGATCGTAACAAAACATACGGCCCGCCCGTCCAAAACATGCAGCACATTGCAGACATATTTAACGCATGGACTGGGCGAGACCTGACCGCGCGGGAAGTGGCACAGCTTCACATTGCAACAAAACTAGCCAGATCGCAGACAAGCCCAACACATCGGGACAGCTATGTTGACACAATGGCATATCGTGGCATCGAATACGAATGTGCGGTTGCCGCACTGGAATAAGGAAAAGAAACCATGAATAAGATGATCGTCGCCGCACTGATCGTTGCAGCATCTACCGCGACCGCACAAGACCTGCCATGCCTTTCGCCGGAACAGACGCCGCGTGTTATGAGCAATATGGGCTTTGCGTTGGAGGTAGACGCGCTTGGCATCATGGGTCAGGGTAGAGGCCCGGTGCAAATTTGGGTTCACGCGGACGGCTCATGGCTCATGTTTTTGATATACAGCGACGGCACCGCATGCCCCTTCATGCACGGCACTGAATGGTGGGACGGGGAGTTGATGTAATGCCAACGCCGCCATTGTCGCGTGAGGCGATGATGGAAGCTGTTGACGCAGTAATACGGTACGGGTCCAAAGCCGCCGCCGCCCGGGCGTTGGGCATGAAGCCTGGCACTTTCGACAGCCGCTACAATAGCGCCGTACATGCAGGGCTGCACCTGTCCGATGGCGCACGGACCATGATGCAACTGTCGGGGCTAGGCGGGGCAGAAATCAACGGCGGGTGGGTCGCGGTCTTGGATGACACCGGCCAGAAAATCGGCAACAACAGATGGACCGCGCCAAAATCTGACGAAGAAACAAACCAGTTCCTTGACATGATACGGGGCGCAATTACCGATCTGCGCGACGAAACATTCCCGGCATATGACACCCGCCCCGCACCTGACGGGGATTGCCTGCTGATCATTGACCTTGCAGATGTGCATGTCGGCAAGCTTTGTGTCGAGACCGAAACGGGCCACACATATAGTCGCGAAATTGCCGTGCATCGGATGGTGGAGGGCACGCGCGAACTGATCCGCAAGGCGGCGGGATCGGGTATCGGGCGCATTCTGTTTGTCTTGGGTAATGACGTTTTGCACGTGGACAATGCGCGGGCCACTACGACAAGCGGCACGCATCAGGACAGCGCGGGTAGCGTCTATCAAATGTATCGGGACGCCTTTGCGGGCTATGTCAAGTGCATTGAACTGGCCCGCATTACTGCGCCGGTTGATCTGATATTCTGCCCGTCGAATCACGATTGGCTGATGGGTTGGTGCATCACACAGCAGGTTGGCGCGTGGTTCCGCAATGCCCCGGACGTGACCGCGACAGAATATAACATGTCTGAACTGCATCGCAAATATTACAGGTTCGAGTCCAACCTGATCGGCCTGACACACGGAGACGGCGCTAAAGAAGCCGACCTATATCCACTGATGATGACCGAGGCCCGCGCGCATGTGTCAGATTGCCTGCATCGATACTGGTATCTGCACCACGTCCACCACAAGACGCGCAAGGCGGTGGGCGTCACGACACACAAGAGGGAAAAAGACCACATTGGAATGACCATGATGCACAACGCGGCCCGCAGTATGGAAGGCGACAACGTGCAGATCGAGCATGTTCGCAGCCCGTCACCGCCTGACGGTTGGCATCACAGAAACGGGTACATCAACCGTCAGGCGGTAGAGTGCTTCGTACATCACCCGCACGACGGGCAGGATGGTCGGTTTACGGTATGGTTTTAGGCGACTTACCTAGCGGTCAGGGCGCCACCACATAAAACGCCACACACATGGCGATGATGATCGCCAGCTTGAAGGCCTCGCGGATCAAGCCAGGGCGTTTGCAAGGGTGGTTGTTGTCAGTCATAGTCAGGATCCTCCTGTTCAAATTCGAGATCGTCGGCCAGCGCATAGATCGCCTCTTGCAGATCAACCGGCAGCTTTGACACATCGACCGCAACCCCAAGTATCGTCAGATCATTGATCTCCACATTATCCCACTCGATCCAAGTGGGTGAGCAGTCCACGCCATAGTCGGTGACAACGCCGGTGGCGCTGAACACCACCTCCATCTCCTCACCGTTGTAGGTTGCAATTCCGCGTGCCATTGTCATCTCCTCTATAACCTACAATTACCAGCTATTGCCGCCCGCGCCAACCCTAAAAAATCGTCGGCGGTGCAACAAAACCCACCGACACCGCCGAAGCCCCGAACGGATTGTAGAAAAGCCGCCTGGGCTTGGCCGCGCTTGTCCCCGGGCGTCAGGTGCCAGCCGGGCTTTTTGGTTTCGACCGCCAGGAACACGCCAAGCGTTTTGCCAACGTGTGACTGCTGCACCACGACGGGCAAGATGCCGATCAGGTCGGACGACTTCCAGCGGGCATTGAGGGCTGGCGATTCATTGCCCAGCCCGAACCGGATCAGGCGGCCCGTCTGGTCGGTGCAGCCGCCTTGATTGTTCCGCCAGACTGGCACACCGGCCCGGCCCGCCGCGAGACGTATCTGTGCCGCCCCCGCCGCCTCACTGTGACGGGCCGTGGGGGCGGGCGAGGGCATGACGGGACTCAGGATAGCCGTGAGTTCGGCAACGGACTGTGCGGGGACGTGGTGGCCCCACCGCGCTTGCCAGTCTTTGAGGGTCATGCCCCTTCCCACCGCATGGGCATGATCGTCCCACGCAGACGCGCAGACGCCACGAAATCCACCCGGATCGGGTCGCCCTGCGTGGCGCCGCTGGTCAGCCGGATACCTTTACCCTTTTCGATCACGTCAGCGGCCTTCACCAGCTTTGCCAGCACTGCAGGATCGTAGCACATGCTGGACGTGCCGCCGTCGCCTTTGGCCACCACGCGCCGCCAGTCGGGATAGGTTCCGTCGATCACGCTAAATTCCAGCACGCCGACACGGGTCATCTCGCCGCCCTTGCCATGGTTGATCACGAATTGCAGGATACCGGTTTCAATGTCACCGTAAACCCAAAGGTCGCCCACCTTGCTGTTAGACTTGAACGCCTTGTCGGTTGCGTCACAAGACAGGATGAACGCCGCGCCCTGAGGCGTGCCGGTCGCGCCGGGCATCCGTGGCGCGTCCATGCCTTGCGTGAAACATTCCGTGCCGACGTGGCAGCCGTCCGGCAATTCAATCGTCATCATCTGGTGGCCGTCCAGCGCTACCAGTGTGTCAGCCTCGATCAGCACGCCGCCAAGATAGTAACGGATCTGTTCGGTGCTGATGCACTGGAACGCCGCGCGCAGGTCATCGGCGGGCAGGAAAAACGTGGTAGGGGTCGGTGTGGGTGTGGTGGTTTTCATTTGGTTTGCTCCGGTTGGGTGGTGGGCGGGGCTGTTAAGCCGCCGCCAAGTAAATCATGTCAGACAGGTTGTCGAACATTGCGCACATCTTGGTTTCCCTGATGTCCAGCACGTCAAGTTGTGATTGCTGGAACCGACCGTGAACGCCGGGGTAGCGTTTGAACAAGTCGGCTTTTGCGTTCTTGATTTCGACCAGTTCTTTTGCAGCTTCGTCCCGCATGTTCACCAGCGTGTTGTGGTCTGCGCCCTTGATGGTTGCGATGATGTAACGCTCGTTGATGCTGTATGTCATGTCGGTGTCTCCGGTTGGGTTGTGGTGGGCGGGGCTGTTAAGCCGCCGCCCGGTTGTGTCTCAGGCGGCCAGCTTGTCGCAAATGCCGATGAACTGTGCCTCTGGTAAACGCAACTCAAGAACCTGCAAAACAACCTCGATAATAATGTCTGCCTCTGGTGTCATAAGAGATGCGTTTGCATTGATCAGCGCGATGATTTCTGTGGTTGCCATCTGCTGGACTTTTGCGATCATTTGGCTGCGTGCGTTCATTGGTCTGGCTCCTTGCCGGTGTGTTTCTCTACACCCTTATTGCCACCTATTGTCTACCTTGTCAACATGTATTCGCGCGCCCATTCAAGTGCCGCGTCGATTTGTTCAGGCATCGGATGCGGTGCAGGGCGGGCCGGTGTGACAGCTCAAGCGTCCTGGGGCCGGACCGCTTTGAACCGCGCCCATAATTCCGCCTCACTGTTTCGGTCCATCCTGCGCGCGTTGCGGCATAGCTGGTAAAGGTGCATGTCAGTCTCCTATCTGGTCTGTGATCTTCCCGGCGATACGGCGGCCGATGCGTAGAGTTTGATGCAGAATTTGCTGAGGGTCATGACAGCGTCTCTGGAGACGTCTTGATGTTGGATGCCACCCAACGGCGCATTCGTTCAAATCTTCGTTCCGGTGTTTCGTCACCCCAACAGCCTTCGTCGTTTTCATAAAAAATCTCGGAGGCAAGTGCTGGTGCGATATCAAAAACGGCAGCGACACCTTCCCGATTGTTAGGATCAAGGCTGGCCATGTCGATACCGCGCGCATTGCCAAGAACGCCAAGGGTGCAAAACTCGCCTGTTTTCGACTGCAAGTCATTTTGAATAAGGCGCTTCACGGGTAGGGCGTCCATGGCGGCAAGAATTGCCTTGAGCGTGGATTGGCCCCGCTTGCCTCGGATCGCGCTTTTGACCGCGCCGCGCCAACGGATCATCAACCACAGGGCTTCTTCGTAATCCCAATCGTATGTGTATCCTGATCTGCTCATGTCGTCACCTTCTCATAAAGCCCGGTCAGGGCGTTCCATATTTCCAGCCGACCAACAGTGGCCGCGCCTTGGGTCAACGATCTGTTCGCCTCGTTCAAGGCGTCCTGCGTGCTGGTTGCGCCGATCATGATGTGACCGTAGCGGTAGGAGGTCAGCCCAGCGGCGGCGCAGGGGCGTTCGGTGTGGTGGGTCATGGTTATATCCGTCCGATCACTGCGCCGTCGTCCAAGTCGAGGACTTCAATAAAGCAGCGGCCCGAACCTTTAGGGTCTACGCGGACCACAAGTTCGCCATCTTCAAAGCCCAGATCGGCCAGTGTTGCAACAGCGTCGGCTTCAGTGTTGAAGATTTTGTAAGCTGCGTTTTTGATGGTGGCCCGCATTGTCTGTCTCCCGTTGGTGTGTCTGTTGCACCATTATTACCATCTATTGCCTGCCGCGTCAACAGGTAATATCTACTAAATCTTGGGCAGCCCGGCGGCGGCGCAGGGGCGTTCGGTGTGGTGGGTCACGTCGGCGTCTCCTATCGGTGTGGTGTTCCCCGGCGCGGGGCCGGGGCTTGGGGTTATGCGGCGGCAATGAGCGCCAAAAGCGTGTCGCGCTGGCGAAGTCGGGCACGTCCGGCAGCTCCGGCATAGGCGGCGGCTTTGACGGCACGGGCGGCAGCTTCGGCGGCATAGGCGGCATAGCCGGCACGGGCGGCAGCTTCGGCGGCATAGGCGGCATAGCCGGCATAGGCTGCAGCTTCGGCGGCACAGGCGGCAGCTTCGGCGGCATAGGCGGCACGGGCGGCGGTCCATTGTTGGCCGCTAAAAAGTAAATCCATGCCATCAATGACCGGATCAATGACTGCCTGTGCGGCGTCCGTTGTCTGGGGCATTGCCCGCAATTCAGCGGCCAGAAAACCCCAGTGCACGCGGCTCAAATCTTTTCCGTCGCGCCCAACTGCGTCTGGCAAGGCGGCAAAAAATGCTATTCCCTCATCGTCGGGCAATGCCTCGAAGATATTTTCGGCAATGCGTAGGACCGCAACGGGCAGGCCAAACCGCTCAAAGGCTGGCGTGGGGTCGTTGGAGTGCGTCAGGCATGAGATAAAGCAGCCTTGTCCGCCAACGGCGTTTGAGCTGGGCTTCCAATACGCTCCGCGAACCAAGGCATCTGCCTTGATGTGCGCGGCAACCTCGGCGCGGAGGATTTCTGCGTTTTTCGTAAGTGTCATTGTGGTGTCTCCTATCGGTGTGTCATGATCGGATTATACGCTCGGCGTGAAGCGTGCCGTTGTCTGTGCGAGTGTCGCCCCAATAAATATAGCAGTTGTAGCGTTCTCCGTCACGGTTTTGCTGCGCCATTTGCTTGCGCGCGAGACGATTGCTTGTGAACGATTTTGACGTGCCTTTGGCTTCGTTGCTAATGTGATAAGTTTGCATTGTCTTGTCTCCCGTTGGTGGTTTTATATCCGCCCGATCACTGCGCCGTCGTCCAAGTCGAGGACTTCGATAAAGCAGCGGCCCGATCCTTTGGGATCTACGCGGATCGCCAGTTCGCCATCCTCAAAGCCCAGAGCGGTCAGGGCTGCAACAGCGTCGGCTTCAGTGTTGAAGATTTTGTAAGCTGCGTTTTCGATGGTGGCCCGCATTGTCTGTCTCCCGTTGGTGTGTCTGTTGCACCATTATTACCTGCAATTACCGCCCAAGTCAAACACTATTGAGCCGCTGCCGAAAATAATACATAGTGTCCGTGTTGTGTGGTGTCTCCAAGCCCGGCGGGTGTTTCCTCTCTGTCACCCGCCGGTGCTGTCCACCAAGTCCTGAGCGGCCCGCGCATAATAATCCCGGTCCAGCAACGTCCAGTCAAAGTCGTGCAGATCATTGCACATCAGCACTGTATCACCCTTCAGGATCGCCTGGGGCCGGTCGTGCGATGGCAGCTTGGGCAGGGGCGGCATGATCTTCCACAACTGCGCGCCGCCCGTGTGGGTGACGTAGAACCGGCCCGTCCGCTGCTGTGCTGCGCCGCCCGTGTGCATCTTGCGCTTCACGGGCCGCCCCTTGGCGTCTGGTGGCGTCCATTGGCAGTCGTAGTCAGACAGATCGCCGCCGAGCATCACGCGGTCGTTGCGCTGGGCCTTCAAGGTGTGCATGAAATGAAAAGCGTTGTCGCAGGCTTCGACCGTCTCTGCGACAGGTACGCCGCGCACCAGATACGCTTCAGCCGCCATGGCCACGATTTTGCACGATTGGTTTTTGTGCCATCCGTCGCCGTATCCCAGACCGTGCTGATACTCGAACGCGCCTATGCATTTCACGGCGCCGCGCGCATCAATCGCCAGGTACGAATTTACGTCCCGCTGGTGGAAGCTATGGTAGTCATCCGACTCCAATTCCAGCCCGGTCAGCTTTTCCCACTCAGCCGACACCGCGTCGCACTCGCCCACCCGGTCCCGGTCCACGATGTATTCAATCCCGTCCGTGTTGACCTGGATCAGTTCAAGCGACGGGATTGCGGCAAGCCGTTCCGCTAGCATGCAAAGCAATAGCTGGCCGTTGATCGTGATCGTCATGGTGTAGAGCGGATCGTAAAATGGGCTGTATTGGCTGTTTGAATTGCCATATGTGCCGTTCAGTGCCAGCTTTAGAGCTTTATTGCGCGGGTCGCTTTTTGGCAGGCTGACGCGTTGCTCGTAGATGTCTTTGTAAATGTCGCAGAACACATCAGACAGGTGCGCCGGATAGACACGGTTGGCAATGGCCAGATTGGGATAGTAGCTGCGCACGTCCCGGCCCTGCACCACGCGGGTGGGCGTGCTGCGCCATGTCGTGCCGTCCTGCGCACCGTGGATACCGCCGGTCCCGAACACGAACGTCAGGCCGTGGCAGGTGGCCGTCAGATCATCGAACGCGCCCTTGGTCTTGGTGATGACTTTGCCGCGCAGATAGTCCAGCACGCGGTTGAACTCAGGTGTCTGGAATTGCACATATGGAAAAATGCAATCTGCAAGCGGGATGCGCGCGCGGGGTGTTTGCCGCCACGATCCGGACTTGCCGCAGATGCCGGGCTGTGCCGCGTTGAGCCGCGAGATAAACACTTTGGACCCAATGCTGCTGTCGCTGGCGTTGGTCAGGTCTTGTTCCAGCGCGGCCGACATTTCATCACGGAACGCCAATGCAGCAGCCGACTGCCGGTAGAATTGCAGCGTGGCGGCCACGTCGTGCCGGTTGTATCCGAGCAACTGCGGGATCTGGTCGTCGCTCAGGACAGTGCCGGGCGGGAATGGCAGGTCCGCAACGTGTGGCAACTGTAAGGCAATCTCGATCTGCTTCAGGCTGGTCAACCGCGCTTGGTTGTCAAAATGGTGTATCTTGAACAGATCGACTTGCGGCACGATCATGTCAGACGCCCAGACGTTATTGCGGAACCGGTCGTTCCACGGCGTCTCGATGATGCTCATGGATATTTGGTAGGCGTCCGCTGCGGTAAATGAGTCAAACCGCAACAGGGCGTGCAGCAATGGATAGTCATAGCCGACGTTATTATAGCCCACCATCCGGTTGCAGGGATGAGCACCCATGGTGCGGATGAAATTTAGCAGTTGTCGGGACTGGTTCACCCGGTCGGACACCTCAAAAATCCATTCCGTGCCGCTGGCCGCGTGGACGATTACCGCGCTGAATACGTTAGGGTAAGATTCAATGTCGTATGGGAAGTCATTCCACTCTGTCACAGCACCACCGCGTCGCACGCTCTGGTGCAGGCGTCCCGCTCGTCTGTTGTGGTGCAGCCGCAGATCAGCGTGCAGTCGCTGGCGAGTGCGTGCGACTCGG